CAACCATGACTTTTCATGTAAGATCTGCAAATTTACCAGCATCGAGTCTTTCAACAATAATGATTCCTTATAGAGGAAGAAATTTTAAAATGCCAGGAAATAGAACATACGCTCCTTGGCAAATAGTGGTACTAGATGATAATACTAATAGTGGAAATTCTTTGTGGGAACCTTTTCATCAATGGTCAGAAAAAATAAATAGTCATACAGCCAATATTTCTAATAGTAGTACTACTTTAGATTTTTCCAATGAAATGAAAGATTGGAATGTATTTCAACTTGATATCAATGGAAATACCAAAAAAACAATAACATTAAAAAATTGTTGGCCTGCAGAAGTGGGTCCGATTTCCCTAAATATGGATGACAATGAAAGTTTATCCACATTTCCAGTTACTTTAGAATATTCTTGGTATGAAATTAATTCGGTTTCATCAAATACCAATACAAATAATCGTAATAATACAAATACAGCAGGGACTTAATAATGGCACTTGATATTTTTGGTTTTTCGATAGGCAGAAAAAGACAAGACGGTACTCCTGAGACTCAACCCCCGGAACCACAAGTCGTTTCTGGTGATAAATTTGATGGTGCGTATGTCATAGAAACCGGCGGTGTTCAAGGAACACTGGTTGACTTTTCGGGTGCTGTAAGAGACGAAAACGCTCTTATTCAGCAATACAGATCAATGTCGATCTATTCTGAAATTGACAAGGCAGTCGATGACATTGTAAACGATGCCATAGTTCCGGGGTCACAAAAAAGACCGGTTCGAATGAATCTTGACAATGTTCCGCTGTCGGATCAAATCAAGACAAAAATTCAGAACGAATTCAACACAATCATAACTCTGTTGGATTTTAACAACAGAGGATATGACATTTTCCGCAAATGGTATATTGACAGCAAACTTTATTATTTCATTCAAATTGACACCAAGAACCCACAGGCAGGAATAGTAGATCTAATTCCTATTGATCCTATTAAGATCAAAAAGGTTCGTAAAGTAGAAAAAGAAAGAAAGCGTGTCGATCCGAATGTGAATATCGTGATGCCGGTGATCAAAAAGGTTGAAGAATTTTACATTTACACCGATACCGATAGAGAAGCGATGATTCCGACTTCTCCAACGGGAATCAAATTCTCGACGGATACAATCTGCTATGTTCACTCTGGTATAGTGGATTCTGCCACTAAGAGAGTCGTTGGATATCTTCAGAAAGCTATCCGTCCCCTAAACATGCTTCGCCAGATCGAGGATTCGGTGGTAATCTACCGTATCGCAAGAGCCCCCGAACGCCGCGTGTTCTATGTGGATGTCGGAAACCTTCCCAAGAACAAGGCTGAACAATATGTCCGTGACATCATGAACCGCTATCGCAATAAGATCGTCTACGATCCGGCAAGCGGAGCAATCAAGGATGACCGCAACTTCCAGTCCATGTTGGAGGATTTCTGGATGCCCCGCCGTGAAGGTGGTCGTGGAACCGAAATCAGCACTCTTGATTCCGGCGGAAATCTAGGTGAAATGGCGGATGTTGAATACTTCCAGAGAAAACTCTGGCAAGCCCTCAATGTGCCTCTTTCACGCATGTTGCCCGAGACCGGGTTCAACATGGGACGAGCCGCTGAGATCACAAGAGACGAAGTAAAGTTTTATAAGATGATAGATAGACTTAGAAACAGATTTTCTGTATTATTTGCGAATCTCCTGAAAACTCAACTCGTTCTCAAGGGAATCATCAGTGAAGCAGATTGGGAAAGCATAAATCAGAATATTGCATTTACTTACAACCGTGACTCGCACTTCGATGAGTTGAAAGAAGCCGAGATCCTGAGAGAAAGAATGGACATTCTGGGCATAGTAGATCCCTTCGTCGGAAAATACTTCTCAGAAGAATACATTCGAAAGAACCTGCTAAAGCAGGATGATCAGGACATCATCAGAATAAATGCAGAGATGGAACAAGAATTGGCTATCAGACAAGAACAGCAGATGCAACAGCAGATGATGCAGCAACAAATGGCACCACCTGCCCCAGAGGGACAAGAAGGAAATGAACAACAGCCTCGCTAACATCATCAGGTTGATTACGACTAAAGGAAAGTCGGAGTTCACCTCCTCTTTGAGAGAGGAGCTTGATGATCGTCTATACAGCAAAATGGCGAATGTTTATATTTCCATGTCTGAGAGTCTTTATAGAAATCACCCATCTTCAATAATATCTGAATCAGTGGTCATTCAAGAAAATGTAAAAGCAGAAAAACCCGTAGTAGCAATCATTTCCTCATTACAAGAATCAATTCGTGACGAAAAGACAATCGTACACAGATTCTTGACCGGGGAAAGCGTCACGATTACGCACGATGATTCCAGATGCCTAGTAAAAGTGCACGATTCACTCAATCGTGTCAATCAGGAAAAAATGCGTAAATTAATGTCCGAAAGCTATTCGGAATACAACAAAATTTTGCAATTCTCAAAGAAACACACCGAAAGGACTCAAAAATGAGCAGTCTAGATCTTATCAATTTTGCCGCAAATGAAAACCATGTAAAGTTCCGTTCAGCCCTGAACGAAATGCTTTATTCTCGCCTCTCAGAAGCCATCAAGGAAAAGACCAAGGACATGGTTTCTGAAATCTTCGAAACAGAAAAAGTTTCAGATACCACTGAAATTGCCGAATATGTTTCTAGCATTATCGAGCAAGCAGAACAAACTCTTGGTACTGAATTTACTGAAGAAGAGATTGCCGAGAGCACTTCTCATATTCTCGATCTTCTAGAAAAAGCAAAGAAGGAAGATGAAAAGGAAGAGGAAGAAGAAGAGGAAGAAGAGGAAGACGAGGAGGAAGAGGAAGAGGAAGAAGACGAGGATGAAGAGGAAGAGGAAGAAGTAGAAGATAAACAAGAAAAAGAAGAAGACAAAGATGAAAAGAAAGCTGGCAAAAAAGCCAAGCAAGTTTTTCACTTTGATATCAACTCCCACAAGAAAGGCTGAAGATGAAACTAATCACAGAAATGAATGAGGACATTACCTTCGTGACCGAAGCGGTCGAGGGCGGAAAGAAAAAGTACGCCATCGAAGGTGTCTTCATGCAATCTGAAACCGTTAACAGAAACGGTAGAGTTTACCCCAGACCGATTCTTGAGGCTGAAGTTGATCGCTACAGCAAGAAATATGTCAAGGAAAATCGTGCTCTTGGTGAACTAAACCATCCTTCAGGTCCAACCGTAAACCTCGATAAAGTTTCCCATCTCATCACAGACCTCCGTATGGAAGGAAAAGATGTCATTGGAAAGGCAAAGCTTCTGGAAACCCCCTGTGGTCAGATTGCACAAAGCCTTATCGAGTCTGGGGTTAAACTGGGTGTTTCTTCTCGTGGTATGGGAAGCCTGAAAGAAAATCGTGGCTACAAGGAAGTCCAAAAGGACTTCATGTTAGCTGCAGTCGATATCGTCGCCGATCCCTCTGCCCCGAACGCTTTCGTCAATGGAATCATGGAAGGCGTTGAATGGGTCTGGGAAAACGGCATTCTCAAACAAGAAGTAGTTGAAAGTTATCAAAATAAGATCAAAAGAACCCCAAGTGCAGAACTCCAAGAGGCTGCAGTGAGTGTTTTTGAAGATTTTATGCGTAGACTTTCAAAAGGTAAAAAATAAGTCTTTATAAATAAAAATTGACCATTTCAAGAGGTAAAAAAATGCAAGGAATTCAAATAAATCCACAAGGAGATGCAATGACCTACACCAAAGATGCTTTTGGTAAAGGCAATGTCATCGCTCAACCGGTAGCCGCCCCCGGCGTTGCTGCCGCAAATCAGGCATCACTCGCACCCGGTTCCCGTCCTGCACCAATGGCTGCTGTTAATGCTGCTAAAGTTGGTGCCGAACCAGCCGAAAAGAAGAAAAAAGCCGAAGAGGGTGAAGCAGGTGCCGCTGCATACGCCTCTGAAGGTTTTGACTTCGACCAAATCTTTGATGGTGAGAATATCACCGAAGACTTCAAAGAGAGAGTCAAAGTTGTCTTCGAAGCTGCGGTCAACGAAAGAGTAAACGCAATTGCTGCCGCTCTCACTGAGCAAGCAAATGCCGCTCTCACTGAGCAAGTTCAGACCGTTTCTGAGGGTCTCTCTCAGAAGCTCGATGATTATCTAAACTATGTCATCGAGGAGTGGATGTCCGAGAACAAACTCGCACTCGAAGAAGGTATCCGCATGGATATCGCCGAGTCATTCCTTGGTGGTCTAAAGGAACTCTTCGAGGCTCACTATGTCAGCGTGCCTGAAGGCAAGACTGATATCCTCGAAAACCTCCACACCAACAACGAAACTCTTGAAAAGGAACTCAACGAGAAGATCGAAGAGAATATCAATCTCCGTAAAGCCCTTCTTGAGCAACAGTGTGGCATTGCTTTCCTCGAAGCAACCGATGGTCTCACCGATGTCCAGATCGAGAAACTCGCTTCTCTCGCTGAAGGACTCCAATACGAGAGCCTCGAACAATATGTTGAAAAACTGAACATCCTCAAGGAAAGCTACTTCCGTCCGGTTGCTTCAACCTCACGCGAAGCAGTCGAATCACTCGAAGAAACTACCGATAAACGAATCACTCAAACCGGCGACACAATGGGGATCTATCTTTCCGCCATTAGCCGCCAAGCAAAGAAAACAAGTCTATAATTTAATAAAGGAGAAAAAATGGACTTCGCAGATACTACACCATACGACACTCTAGTCGAAAAATGGGAGCCCGTGCTCGATCACGACGCTCTCCCCAACATCGGTGATTATCACCGTAAGCGTTGCACCGCCGTTCTCCTTGAGAACCAAGAGAAGGCTCTCAAGGAACAATTCCTTGCCGAATACGGCAATGAAATGGGTGGCGCATTCCTCAATCCGCAAGTTGGCTCAGCAAACAACGCTCTCGCTGGTTACAGCCCCGTGCTCATCAGCCTCGTTCGTCGTGCAATGCCTAACCTGATCGCCTATGATGTTGCAGGCGTTCAGCCAATGACTGCTCCGACCGGACTCATCTTCGCGATGCGTTCACGCTACGGCAAGCAAACCGACTTCACCGCCGGTCAAAGCGTTACCGATGGCGTTCTCAGCAATCGTCAGAAGAATGAAGCTCTCTTCCAACAGCCCTACTCACCGTTCTCGGGTCGTGGTAACTGCTACGGCGATACCAGCCTCGGTGGAATCAGTGGTGCTGCAATCTACGAGAACCAGAACCTTGATCCGTTCCTCGTTCGTGGTCTCACCAACGGTTCACTCGGTAACACCTTCCAGGGTCAACTTGCCAACTGGGAATCATTCCGTGGCATGCTTACCTCCGAAGCTGAACAACTCGGCGTTGGAACCAAGAACTTCCAAGAGATGTCATTCACCATCGAGAGACTTGCTGTCGAAGCTCGTAGCCGTGCTCTCAAGGCTGAATACACCACTGAGCTCGCTCAGGACCTCAAGGCTGTTCACGGTCTCGATGCTGAAACCGAACTCGCGAACATTCTCTCACAAGAGATTCTTCACGAAATCAACCGCGAAGTTCTCAACCAAATCTACCGCTCAGCCAAGCAAGGTGGTAAGTCACCAGACCTCAAGACTGCTGGTACTTACGATCTTATCTTCGACTCAGACGGTCGTTGGTCTGCCGAACGCTTCCGTGGTCTCATGTTCCAGCTTGAGCGTGAAGCCAATGTCATCGCCAAGGAAACTCGTCGTGGTAAGGGTAACTTCGTAATCTGCTCAAGCGATGTGGCTTCTGCACTCGCCATGGGTGGATACCTCAACATCAGCCCGGCTCTCAATGTCAACCTCGAAGTTGACGATACCGGAAATGTCTTCGCTGGTGTGCTCAACGGCAAGTTCCGTGTGTTCATCGATCCCTATGCACCAACCGGCGTTAACTTCGCTCTCGTTGGTTACAAGGGTCAAGTGGCTTACGATGCGGGTCTCTTCTACTGCCCGTATGTTCCGCTACAGATGTTCCGCTCAGTCGGTCAAGACACCTTCCAGCCGAAGATTGGCTTCAAGACCCGCTACGGCATGGTCGCCAACCCCTTCGCTGAGGATGTCAACCTGAACAATGTTGGTACTGCTACCACCGGTAATCAGTACTACCGCTTGCTCAAGATCGACAACCTCCACGGTATGGGTCTCACCGGCATGATTGCCTGATAGATCCTAGAATAGACCAGAGAGGGGGAGCAGAAATGCTCCCCCTTTTCTTTTGCCCTACATACTAATATGGCATATACTTGCAACAGTAATACCATTTTAAATGGTCCAGAAAACCCCAATCTTCTGGCATCCAATTACTATTTCTTCTCAATCAAAAGAATTCCAAATTTCACCTATTTCGTGCAATCGGCAAATCTGCCGATGATCAGCACCAGATCAATCAATCAACCCACGACTCTTGGAACCTACCCCAAGATTCCTGCTACAAATTATTACTTTGATGATCTTCAAGTGTCTTTTCTTGTAAATGCGGACATGAAGAACTGGTTGGAAATTTATAACTGGCTGAAAGGCATAGGAAATCTAAAAGACGATAATAGCAATTTGGATTATGACCCTGCTGTAACCACTGAGGTTTTCTCAGAAGCCACTCTTTTGGTGACAAACAGTGCGTACACGCCAATACTCCAAGCCAACTTTAAATATGTCTTCCCGAAGACGCTTGGTGGAATAAATTTCACTACCCAAAACACATCATCTGAACCAATTGCATGTTCTGTGAATTTTGCATATTCTTATTATGAAATTGTCCCCGTAGGTGCTACGGGATCTACTGGTTAATATCATGGAGTTTACATTATGGAACTGGATTTCAAGACGATTGAGGCTGACCTCAAGCTCGATGAGACTCGTTTAGACGAGGAATCGCTCCGTACGCCGCAGTTACACAACAAGTACCTGATGCTACTGCTTCGCCTGAAGAACCGCAAGGACAGGCTTGAGCGTGACCTGAAGGCATTACAGAAAGACAAGTGGCTTTACTATACCGGTAAGATGTCCGAAGAAGACCTCAAACAACTGGGGTGGGAGCCCTTTGAATTGAATGTGTTAAGAACCGATGTGGATCGCATCATGGATGCCGACAAGGAT